CTTGGCTAAACATATTTATAAATGTTTCTTTTACTTCTATTCCAGCTAGACTAAATATTTCTTTCATTATCAGTTGTTGTGGTTCTGTGCCTAACTTAGCTCCTTCATTTATGCCACTTCTTATTATCTTATTTAATTCCTGCCTTAATTCCTTCTTAGCGGCTTTTAATTGCTTTTGATAGTCTAATACCCACCTATTAGTTAAACTCTTTGATTTCGACCTCCTAGCCTTCTTAGACAAGCTTTTAATAGCATCATCATAGAGTTTTAGTAGTTGCTTTTGTTGGTCTAAGGTTAATTTAGATACTTTTCTTCTAGTTTCAAATACCATTTTTCTATAATCCATTACTCTACATCCTCTATTAAACTCCTAGTAAATATATCTTCTGAAAATTGTTGTTTTTCTTGGAGTATTGTTTCTATTTCATTATCTACATTTTCTACTGTGGACCATTTATTAATATATTCTCTTCTACTTCTTACCTCTGCTAATACTTCTTCCATATCTATTTTTCTTTGCTCTATTTCATCTTCTGCAATTGGATATGTTCTTTGAATTTTTAATGATGTTTCATATTTAGCAATCTTTCTGGCACCATATAAGTTATATACATCTATCATTCTAAATATATAATCAACCATTTGATGTAGTGCATCTTCCCACTCTACCCAATCTTCTTCACAAGCTATAATCAAAGACCAGTATAACGCCTTCATACTCTTACCACTCTGCATAAGGCCTTTAAGCTGTTCTAAAGATACATTAGGTACATCTAAAATATCATACATATCATTTTTAATCCTATTAATTGTATCTTCGAACTTATCTTTATAGGAGAATCCACTTTCTAACCTTTCCATTTTAGCTTGTCTACCTTGACTTGCTTGTACTACATCAGTTTGTAGGTCTACCATAGCCCCTGGTGCTACTTTGATGTTCTTTAGACTTTCTTCTGCTGCATCTGTGACTACATCTTGGCCGAACATCTGGAATTTTAAAGCATCTATATCATCACTTGTTAATTTATTATAAGCATCTTGGTTCTGCCATAGCTGTTTAACATCAGATACACCTTCTGTTTCTCCTGTTAATCCACCATTAGTGATTATTATTACTGGAATAAAGTCTAGGCCTGTATCATAATCTTCATATTCTACTGATACTATATCTCCTCTACCATTATGAGTAGTTTCGTTCAGTATGCACCTGCCATTTACAAGTTCCCATACTTGTTTTTTTATTCTCTGATTAATAGGATTTGGTTCATCATTTAAGGCATATAGAAAAACCACCTTTTCTAGCTGGTCTACATCATCTAAATTATATTGAGGGAAAAACTCCATAGCTGGACTAAATATTATCTTTAATCCATGGTCCTTATGTCCCCATAACTTTATTGCTACCTTTCCACCTATGCTGCAATCCTTTTTAGCCTTTAATAATTTACTATGGAATTTATTTTTCTTTAGTATATCATGAAGTAAATCTTCTTTTTCTTGTGCTTGGTCTTGATATGTTGTACTTTCTCCTTCGTCTGCCTGTAATGGTCTTATATCAAAGAAGAGGTACTTCCCAAACATAAACCTAGCCCTAGTATCAATTAATTTCTTAATTATATTAGTTACCTTCTTAGTAGGAATATAGTCTAAATTAGTCTTTGTCTCCCATTCTTGGTCTCCATCATATATTTTATACCAATCAAGTATTTCACTTATTTTTTTAAGATGGTCTCCATATATTCCTTGTAACTCTGCTTTAAGTAATTCATTATAGTTTATCAAGTTATCTTGCCCCCTTTCCTGAATAGTTCTTTCTAGTTGTTCCAATTCTATTATTTATTATTTCAGCCACCCCAGTTGTGGCATCTGGACCATCATCATGAGTGCTCTTGCCCTCTCTTTGGTAGCTGTTCATATCTTTATAGTATTCTGGCCATTTATCTTTCCAATTTATAGGCAAATAGATGTGATCCATTACCCATGTAGCATTTGAAAGTATTCTAGCCTTTTTATTTTGTGACTGATGGAACCATATAACTTTAGTTCTATTGCTATTATGGTTACTTAATAACAACCTTTCTACTTGCCTAGCAAAGCCCCTGCCACCATTATTAGATTCTATATAGGCTAATCCTACATCATGATTAAACAATCTCTTAGCAACCTCTGGTTCTGTTTCTTCCATAGGTGCTTTTGTGTAATATACATCTAAAATATAGGCTTCTTTGTTGTAAACTCCAAATATGATGGTACATAAATAATCTGAACCTTCATCTGCTGTATCTGTATATGAATAAATACCCTCAAATAATTTCTTTCCATTTTCCATGGGTATTTCTGTGTAAGTTTTAAAACTGCTGTATAGCCTTCCTTTTAAATCCATAGGCTCTTGTTGGTAGTTAGCACTGGCTATATCTTCACCCATCGCTCCAATCTTCATTTCGTAGCTTTCCTTGGATAATATTTCATCACATAGCATTGTCCCATCTTCTTGTTTAGCTTTTAAAGATATATGCCTTACCTTTTTACCTTCTTCTTGGAAGTGTCTTAATGCTCTGCCTGCTAAATCATTGGTAGCCCATCTTGTCATCATGATTAATATCTTTCCGCCTTCTTCTAATCTTGATAACATAGTATTAGTAAACCAATCCCAATGTTTATCTAATACGTTTTGATTATAAGCTTCTTGTGAATTCTTGATTAAGTCATCTATTATTATTAAACTAGCACCAAATCCAGTTGCTGTACCAGTAGGAGAAGTTGCTAAATAATTATTATATCCACCTTCAAGGCTCCAAAGATTCATAGCTCCATCACCTTGTTTAATCCTTGTATCAGGAAATATATCATTATAAACAATTTTATCTTCATCAGCTTTCTCCTCTTGGATAGCATTTCTAACATTTTTAGAGAATACTGTTGACAAGGTTTCGTTATATGATCCAGTCATTATCTTTTCTTCTTTGTTTTTTCCAAATACCCATTGAGCAAACATTCCTGCCGTTCTACTTTTACCATGTCTCGGTGGCATATTTACAACTAAAACATCATCATTAGAATAATAGAAATCTTGCATCTCATTAGATAATTCTATTAAGAAGTCTCTATCATCTTTGTAGAATTCAGGAGCTAATAGATTGCAAAAATAAAAGAAATCCTTTCTAGCTAATGCTAACAAGGATTGTTGTTTTATATATTCTTTTTTATCCATCTTTACCAGCCAACTTTTTCAATTCCTCTACTGTCAAATCATCAAACGGATTATCTCTGCTTATACTTCCACTATGCTCTATGTTATGCCTGTCTCTCCATTCAGCAGGTTTTCTATTCTTTAGCCAAAATATCTGTGCTGTTACATCAGGGGCAACTTGTTTGATTGTCTTTTCTACTCTTTTTCTATCCTTACCCATTTCGTCTTTCTCAATAATTTGCTTCGTTTCCTCATACTCATATCCTAATGCTCTTTTTAGTAAAGCATTTTCAACTTGCCTATCAATTACTTCTTTTCCCTTTTTTAAGGCGTTAGAAATGTTAGGGTACTTATTCTTCCATACATACAGGGTCTCTCTTCTAATCCCTATGTTGTGAGCTATCTGTTCATCTGTGAGCCCATCTCTTGCCCATCCTTCTATTTTAATTAAACCTTCGTCTGTTATCCAATCGTGATATTTGCCCGGCCCCCTCTTTTTACTCACTTCATATCACCACCTACCTCATTTCCTTTAATTGTATTCCTAACTGCGTTCTGTAATCTATATCGTTATCTGGATTTTTAAACCCAAATTCTTTTATACTTGCTGCTACTTTATCTACTGCATTATCATTTGTTCTTGGATTATTTATATATGGTATCAACTTGTCTATGTTCATGTATTTTATTTGTAACTTGTTCACAATCTCACCTCACTTAAATCTGCCCCACACCTAGGACAAATATTCTCTCAGCAACCTTGTATTATATATCCGCATACTTTGCATTTCATTTTGTTTGCTCCTTTGTCGTTATGTTGTCAATTAGTTTGATTGTATTTTTATAGGCTAATCTCAAAGTTTTATCTGGTAAATCGAAGAATTCTGGATTAAGTTTTCCGGTTCTGCCTTTGCCAGCTACTACTTTGTCTATAATTTCCTCAAATATATGAATTAAAGTTATATCATCGTGCAATTTAGAATTTGAATGGTGTTTCTCTTCTGTTATGTGTATGTTATACCACTCTCCATAGATAAATGGATCTCCCGCCTTGTTCATATAATCGTCAAAAAATTTGTTAAACTCTGTTAGCTTTGTAAAGTCGTGCCTTTGCCCTTGTTTAATCATTAGATACGCTACTAGATTAAATACTTGCTGCACTTCTGATATGTGCCTTATGCTATCTTTGAGTAAGTTTTCTTTGGTTTTGTTTACCGCTGTTCTGCTGTCTGCATTTATACTATTGCCAATCTTGATTTTCTCCATTATCCCCAACTCCTTTGCTTTAT